AAAAAGAAAAGAGGTCGTTCAGACAACTTCCTAAAAAATTTGATTGTTCCTAAGAAGACTTTCAGCACAACTAAACAACAAGAAAGTCTCCAGCAACTTACCACAGAGATGACCGATTACAAGATGATGTTCTCCCAAGTCGTCGCCCAACTTGACGATACACACGAACTCCACAACCACGGCGACATTATGTGCGTGGAACAGGCGGGGAAGTTCTTTGATGGGATGAATGAGGTGATGACACGGGATGGCGTCCCGAAGAGAACCAGGGTGGCCCGACTCCAAGACATTGAGTCTGGGAGACACCTTGTCTCCCACGAGCCGAAGAGAGCGGATGGAACGTATGGAGAGGTGGTTAATCTTCTGTTCCGACCAGTCCATTACCCATCGGGAGCGTTTTTCACCGCATCCAAGGGGACGAAATGGTTGGTGAAATGTGGAGCACTGGAGGGCTCGGTGCTGGCAGTTCTGATGGAGCAGTGCGAAACCACGGGAAACTGGTCTTACGCAGAATACACACAGAAATGGAGAGAGGGCAGGAGAGTAGAGAAGAAGATGAAGAAGATGAGGAAGAAGAAGGGCAGGAAGGTGGTATGGGTGAAGGGTAAGGATACCTCCCACAAGGGAAGAGGCCGATAAATAGTCAGCAGATAGTCAGTAGATAGAACATAGAGAGGATAGTCAGGTAGAATTTTTTATGTAGAAAAATTTGATTGTTGGTAAAAATTTGATTGTAAGCATACAAGAACACAGCATATAAAAGAAAAGAAGTCGTTCAGAACAGATACAGAAAAAGACTATGGCAACCACTCAGTCTCTCGCCAGTCTCCAAGAGGTCGTCCAGAAGCTCTCTGACAATGGGATGATGAAGGAGGAAGCATTCAGGCAGATATCTGAGGCGACTGTCTCCATCTACAATGCCTCTCTCCAAGACAATCCATTCAAGGATGAGACACTCCTGAAAAAGGATTTCATTGATATGGAAATCAGCGAAGTTCCGGGAGAATTCGTGAGGCATATACCGACAGGGAGGATTTTCACCGAGGATGGGGACACAGGCAGTCTGGATTTCAAGGGTATCATTATGGGTGATAATTTCCTTCCACTGACGGGTCAAGATGAAGATTCTGTTCCTGAGCGACACCGAAATGCTGTCTGCTGGATTCAAGGCGAAGACCCGAATATCAAGGAAGTCCGCCAACTTGTCAAGGAGATAGGGGAAGAGCACAGAGAAACTAAGCAGAAGATAAAAGAGCTGACAGAACAGAGCGAGAAGATGAAGAAGCAACTGAAGGCAGCGAGAGAGGGTAGTCTCTTAGCATTCCAAGAGGTGGAGATACAGGATCTGGAAGAGGAGAAAGAAAGATATATTGACCTCAATAAGACTTTTATAGAGAAGATGAAGAAACAGATGGAGGACTTTCAGGTGAAACAGGATAGGTGGAATAGGGCACAGAACCATCTCAGTAATGACATCCTTGATGCGTGGGAGAGGATGAGGGAGAACGAGATTTCAATTCCCACTACTTGCCACGAGACTGAGAAATTCTTTCGGTGGTGGAGAGAAAAGCAGGATATTCTCCCAGAATGTTTTAGACCGATTCCATTCGTATGGAATGGGACAGAGTATCTGCTGATAGAACCCACTAACCAGATACTTGATAAGGATGATGGAGAGGTTCTGGGTGAGAGATATATGTGTGGGGATTGTGATGAAACCCACGTCAGGTGGTTGATTGATGAGAGTAGCGATAGCGAGTAAATGATAGAAATCATAGTTAGGATAGTCAGTGTAGAAATTTTTTATGTAGAAAAATTTGATTGTTGCTAAAAATTTGATTGTTAGCATACAATAACCAAGCAGATAAAAGAGGTCGTTCAGAACAGATACAGAAAAAGACTATGGCTCCGAGTTATGACTCCCACGGAAAGAAGAAGGAGGCAGCTCACAAGACTCTCCTGAGAAATCTCCAGAACTTTCAGGAGAAGATAGAGAACCTTGCTGACTCCAACCTCATCAAGGACGAAGCATACAGGCAACTCTCCAATGACAATGCTGAGTTGTATGGAGAGATGAAACAACTGATAGATGTGGTCGCCCGACTCCCATCACTCTTTCAGGAGACTATCCTCAATAGCGAGCAGATACAGAGATGGGTCAATCCTGCCCCGAAGAATATCACCGAGAGCAGACAGAAGAAGATGAACTCAGGACATCATAAACTATGCGAGTGCGGGACTTGGATACACAAGTATAGTATGAAAGAACATCTCAAGAGGAACTGCCACAGCGAGAATATGCTGAAACTTGACTTGGAGAAGAAGAATAACCTCAGGAACAGAAACCTGAATGAGCTACTGACACTGAACTCTCACCTTGTTGGTCTCCAACACCACAGGGGATCTTTCAAGTATGCTCCCAAGGGTGAGAAATATCCTCCAATCTATTGTCTCCAGATGCTTATGAAAAGACTTTACATCAGGAGACTCGGTCAGCGTAGAGAGTAGAACCCTCTTTCATCAATATTAACTTCAGGAACTCCTTCATCTACCGCATCTCCCTCGCAATCACTATAATCTACCATTGTCTCTATTTCATCCATAATAATTCTCTGTATGATAAGAGCCCAATCAGGTCTGTCCTTTTCTTCAAGATATTTACCAATCTTGATGAGCTCTTCAATATCCATTTCTATTTCTTAGATTTTTTATGAGATGGATTTATTATTTTTATTATGGTTTTTTTTAGTGGGAGGTCTGGAAGACCTCTTTTCATTAAATTGTATTGTAGCATAGATTATGTGTAAAAGAGGTCGTTCAGACCACATACTCAATAAAACTATTGAAATAAATCTTTAGTGTTATACTTTACATTCTGGAATTCAAGTTGGGGATCTTCTGCCTCTTGTGCTTGAATCTGGTCGCTTTTTTCTTTACTCTCCAAGAGAGATGATACTAAATCCAAGTTCGCATCAACTTGCTGGTCTATCCTGAATATCAGTGCTGAATTTAGATCGCATCGGGCTGCTGACCCATCGGGCTCGTGGATACTACACCTGACTCTTGTTATGACTCTATCTATTGTGTTCGTAAAGGTCATCTCTCCCTGAAATCCATTGAGGAAATCACCATAAGGATTCGCCTTGTTCGTTATCGCGACTATCGGCATCGTAATCCCACTTGTATGACCTCCTAACACTCTATTAGGCTCTGATATGATATCTGACCTGATTGTATAGTAGGGACGAAGAGTTTTAGTAGGAAGTCTTTTAGCGGTTATATTAACAGATTGAACTGGAGAGATTGTAATTGCTGGGGTGATATATCTCCCTGGGACTGTAAATCCAGAACCACTCGCCTCCATCGCCACGGGGAGCACGGGACTATACATATCTATCCCTGTTGTATTCTGCTGAAATTCTATTAAATCTGCTGAAGTAATTGTAGAGTTAGTTGTTATGATATTAACATTATCAAGATCAGAGTTAGCACCGACTAATTTAAGTCTCACCTGCCTTGATGAGGTCGTATTAGGATTATGAAACTGCTCGTATCTAAAACCCATTATACCCACCAGACTATTGTCCCATAGGTTCTCGGGGACAATCCAGTCTTCTATAAATAGACCACTCTGAGCGTCCATTATTGTATAGGGTTCAATTCCAACATTATGAGCGATATAACTATTATCGCTTCCCCCACTGAAAGATGCGGTGAAATTATCAGTGTAGGGAGCGATGTCAGGTGTGTAATTATACCTGAGAAGTCTTTTATTAATTTTAGCACAGGGATCTCCAGCATTAGGATTAGCGGTCGCTCCCCCTGTTGGACGGACATAACCAGCGTCCTCAATGTTCCCGATTACCTCAGATGTATGGAGACTCTGTAGCTGAAATCTCTGTTGGTCCTCACTATAATTTATCACAGGAGAATCTGCTCCTAAATACATACCGAACTGATAAGGATCTAAATTATAAATTTTATCTCCCGTTGCCTGACCGAACCTATATATTTTCTGGTAGATAGCATTGGTGTATGTAGTTGTCTGGAATGATGAACCATAAGTATTAGAATTTCCATTGTAGAGTATCATTGCTGCTGTCCCGTATGCGGTGAAATGATAATCAAAACCGAAGTTCCTGAATCCTTGTCCCAATGTTTCGGTGGGTTCTCCAGATGCGTTGGATGCGTTAGTATGAAAGAAATGATCTGGAATTTTATTTCCAGTTCGGGTGAATTGAAATCCTATTTTATATTTCACCTCTGAGGCAGCGGTATCTATTTTAATCTTTCGGGCGAATCCATAAGCAAGATCATTAAAATCGGGTTCTAATGTGCTATTGAAATAGGAGAGTCCTCTGTCAGCGTATCCCACATCAGTCCCCGTAAAATCTGCTGTATTAGGATTGTAATCAATAAATAGTGGAAAGGAAGTCTGTGACGCTGATATTGCTGAATTGTATAAATCGTATCCCAGCTGAGGGGTTCTGCTATCTCTTATATTAGAACCAAACCACCAAGACCGAGTCCCTATCCCTGGGATAACCACATTGTTGGAATTGAATCCGTCAAATAAATTCAAATGAAGGAATCTTGTTTCATTTATATCGCAAGCAATCCCATTCTGTTCGTAATCAAAGAGTTCAGGATATGTCTGCTGAGTGTCAAAGAAATCTTTAAAACGAAGGAGATACTCTTCAGTCCAATCCACATCAGTGACAAATACAGCTTCACCTTTCGCCATAGGAGTATAGTTCCCTGTGCTATAACCATTCCTTCCCCCTTCTCCTCCGTTAGACATCCAATCAGAGTTAGACCCATTTAATGCTAATCCTGCTGTATATATTTCAGGTCTTTTCATTCCTATATTCTGGTAGGATGATAGATAATGATATGCGTGATCCACATTCCAACTTCCGTCCGTTTTAAACCATTCTGCCTGATCTGTTTTAGAGAAATTAGTGGCAGTCGCACAATTATAGACTTTATTCGCCTGACTTTCGCTTTTTAATGTAAATGCTTCTCTTCTTGTAAAATCGTTAGCAGTGCTACTTGTATCATATTCCATCCTTTCAAATGTAGAACGCTGATTTATCTCCTGAGTGAGTTGGTCTGCTAAATCTATTGGAGAATTGTATCCTGGGTTCGCTTTAACAGAGATAAGATTTTTCACCTGAATATAGTCTCCCCATAATGCGGGATCTCTAAATCCTTCACACTGAACTGTCCCAAAAAGAGAGTTAGCGGTTGTGGGTGGGAGATATCTATCAGAGGTGGATGTGGGGAGTTCAAATGTAAATCTATTGTGGGTGTTAGAGGTTAAAATTGCTGTGAGAGACATTGTTATCTCTGTATCGCTATCTATGGAGACAATAGTCGGGGTGGAGAGGAAACATATAGTAGGAGTCTGTGTTATGAGCTCCATTCCAACGAGGAGATCTTTAGTGGTCGCCCCGTGGGAGAACCTTATTGTAGTGCTTCCACTCGTCCCCTTTCCCTCTAATGTTATCTGTGGAGTGTTGGGAGTCCCAAAGAATGTCTGTTTCCTTGTAAAGATTGTGTATCTGCTTCCATCATTGATTCCGTCTATCCTGTGTCTGCCGTGAGCAGCTCCTGTGCGATAAGGCCAATATTTAGTATTTAAATCTGCTTTACATCTGTTTAAAAGTGGTGGTGGGAGATGGGTCTGCCCGATATCACCATTTACAGGATTAGCATCTCGGGAATGATTCTGCGGCCAGAAGGTTGTTGTTCCGTCTCCAATCCAGTTTCGGGGGAGATGAGCGTAATACTCTCCATTAGCACACTTATAGGGTGAGGTGACAAGATTCAGGGTATCGTCCCTGATATCTATAATCTGCTTTTTATTTTCCGCATTAACAAGAGTATATTTAGATGGAAGACTATCCTGATAAAGTAAATTCTCGTATTCAGTAGTTTCTATCTCCACTGAAGCATTAAGAGATTCTCCTTTAATCTGTATCTGTCCCGCTTGTGCTCCTATTTCGCTAATATATGAAGAATGAACTGCTATCGTGTCTCCTGGTTTCAAATGAATCCCATCACCACACTGGTTCGTCCATTTAGAAGGATTCGTATTGTTGTTTCCCATTGCCTCATCACTCTGGGATCTGGGACATTCTATTAATGTAGTCTTAGTAAAACCTTGAGACATTTTATAATAGAAGTAGATAAAAATAATATTAGGATAAGAATTTAAATTAAGCGTATGCCATCATAATGACACCATCCTTAAGAGAAGCAACTCGCATCACTTGTAGCCAGACACGGAGAGTTGAAGAAGCTCCCATTGTAGTCCTTGTATCATATAGTTCAATACCTCGGGAATTGACACGCTCACCCTTATTGAGACGATAAGCAGTGTAAAAGAACTTCTGCCTGAGGTCTCCAAGAGCATCATATCTCTCAAATGAAGCTCCTGGTTTATCCTTAGAAGCATTATCAATCGTCAGCTGACCCTCACCGCGATATAAGTCGCGGGAGATGTATGGGACACGTCCCTCAGTCTGGAATACATTGTGGTAGTGGCGAGCATCATTACTGACATCAATCGGGTAAAGGAAATTATCATTGTATTTAAGATTGTTCTTTACCACACCAGTAGAGGTCGCATTGACTGCGGGACCCTCAGCAATATAATTATTAAGGAGAGCGTTCTCCCCATCAGAGGTCTGCTGTGCTGCTACAAATACTTTATTTACGACACGACCCGCACCACCAACATTCTGGATGAGACCACTGGAAAATTGAGCGGCAGAGACCGTCCTTTTAACAAACTGATAATCTACATAGGTAAATGACATATTAGCGTTCGCTTGGCGATACTGCTCCATTAAGTCCTGTGGATAGAATATGTAATCCGCGATCATCTGGCAGTCTCCACGAACAAGAGACGCATCGCTGGCGAGTGTGCTACCCGCGGTGACGCAGATACGCTCAGATGTAGTATCGGACTTTCTGTCAGTAAAAGTTAAATGGATGCTGACCTGCTCTGACATCATAAAGAGCGGAAGCTGATTCGTCTTGAGGAAAGGAAACAGGTCCGCGAGCAGAACCGAGTAAGTCGGCTTGTTCTTTTCCTTCTGGTAGTCAAAGATAACTCGGGAGGCATCTGGGACAGTCAGTCGTGTGATTGGTCTCCAATATGACGCATTTACATTAGACAGAGTGACACCCGTCCCATTATCAAGAGATATGGATTTCGCTTCAGTTAGAGATTCAGTAAGCGATGCTGACTGAGAAGCATTCTGGTAAGGATATCCTCTACCAGTTAGAGTAGGGGCAATAGTCATCATACGACCACTCATAACACCCTCACGCTCCTTAATAGCATCAGGGGGCAAGAAGGTCGTTTCATATGCCGCAAAATGGTTGTAATCCTCAATCTCGCAGATTGTTTTCGTTCCGACGCGGAGGGCAGCTCGCTGGATTAGAGAATGTATCCCTACTCCTGCTGGAAAGAATGCTCGTCCTAATGTCCCACCTGACTCATCCAGAGCAGTTCCATCAGTGGAGAATGTAATGCGAGAATTACTATGTAAGATTCCCTTATTATCTAAAACGAATCTTGCTTCACGCTCACTGAAAATGACAGGGTCTAAGATATCTGTCTGTAAATTAATAGCGGTGTCAGAAGCGACACTGCCGATCTTGATTAGGTCGGGTAATTGGGAAACTTGGGGCTCGGGTGCTGAAGTCATACTCATTATTATATAAGTATAAATAAAAAAATAAAATGTTAAAAATAAAATATGGATTTTACTTGGAGATATCCGTATGAGCCTTACGAACGCTCATACCCTTCCGCATACGTCCCATCATCTTCATACGATGAGACTTCTGTTCTGCTGGAGACATCCCACTCTTTTTCATCTTCGTCATATGTCTCGTAAGATCTGCCTTCTGCTTATCAGTCATTTTAACTCCCTCTCGCTTCTTCTTTACTGGTCCTGATGCTGGTGCTGATGATTCCACTTCTGGTGCTGGTGCTGGTGCTGGTGCTGATTCCTTTCCGTATCCTTCCATTTATTTATACAATATATAAGAAAATTATTTTAAATAAAAAATAAAATATGGATTTACTTACTTGAGAACTTGAATGCTTCCCTGAGCACTGACAATTGTCTGGCGGGAATGAACGAACAAGAATATCGCATTCGGGTGGTCTGATGTAAGGCGGAGCTGAAGCTGAACGCCGAACGGGACTTGACTGAAATCTAATCCCTGATTACTGATAGAGTCATATGCGACTCCTATACCGAAGGCATCTCCTCCATCCGCGATAATTTTAGCAGAAGCGAAATCTGTATTATAATCTATGTTGCGATATACCGAAGGGATAACAGAGGTCCTTGAGATCTTAGCGAAATTCTGGACCGCATTGAGATAGTTTCTACATATCTGAGCATCAGCGGTCTCATTGGCCCGACCCGCGACTGACTTCTGGAGAGTATCAATATTGTATTCTAATGGAACACGCTGACCCGCTCGGGTGAATACAAGTTGCTCTATCTGTGCCTTAGTCCCGTCCTTATTGGAGAATCCTAAGGTGGCGAGACCATCCTGAGTCCAAGAGTTAATATGTCCCGCAGGAACAACATTCATAAAAGCACCGAGAACTGACTTGAGACCCAGATTGAAATTAAGGACAGCATTAGCAGAGTTAATCGTATTGTAGTAAGAACTGATAGAATTATAGACAAATGTGTTCGTGCTCTGGGGCTGAAAGTCTTGTCCTGGCGATTGAACCTCACAGATGAGGCGAACATTAGAGAGTTCATAATAAGCATCAAGGAGATTAGTATCAGTGTTATCACTGGAGAATAAAACATTCTGGTCTGGAGATAATTGGATTTCTACCATAAGACCCCCGACACCCCAATCATTAGAGAGAGGGATAGGTTCTTGACCTAAAAATAGACCGCTGACAAGTGGGATACAGAAAGAGTTAGGAGAGTCTCCACCCGAAGCATTAGCTCCTTGGGTGTTCGTGACAACTCCTAACTGCTGAGCCTTGTAGTTAGGGAAACGTAGAGACGTCTCGTATGCGTGGCAGGAGAAATCAGCCTGGGACTGAGTGACACCGAGATAGGAGCTCATCATACGATTGTGGTGATTAATTGTTTCAATAGTCTGGGACGACCTCTGGGAGAAGATTGAGAGAGTATCAATTACAGAATAGATACCGAGACGCTCATTCATACGGATTCCATCACTCTCCAGTGGGATAATGGTATCATTTTTCTTTATGGTAAATTCTCCAACAAGTCGCACACTCCCTGGGACAATAAATCTGTCCTGTGCTCCAATAAGGAGCTGAACGGTCGGTTGTCCGTTCTTGTATGATAGTTTTCCATCGCTCGTAATATTACTGGGGACAATCTCTAAGTGCTGGTTCATAATTATGATATCATAAATATTTTATTTCTGGAGACATTTTAAAAAATATAAATACAATTATAAATGGTTTCAGTTGTTATCAAGAAAAGCGATAAGGCGGGAAAGAAAATGATGGCAGTCTTTACAAGAGACAATGGGAGAAAGAAGACCACTTATTTCGGTGCTGCTGGGATGGATGACTATACAATCAAAAAGGATAAAGAACAGAGGAAGAGATACAGGAGCAGACATAAAAAAGATCTCTCTACTGGAGACTATACAAGGGCGGGTTATCTATCCTATTATATACTATGGGGAAACTCTACAAGTCGTCGGGAGAATATATCAGCGTATAAGAGAAAGTTTAATCTATCATAATTTATGAGGACGATTCGTCATCTGAGTCGTCAAAGAGTTCTACTCCACAATGATACGCTACCTCTTTCGCCTGTTCCAACTTCCCCTCCAGTTCCCCATTCTCTTCTTTTAGTTTCTTTATCTCCTCCTTCAGCTTCTTGAGATGGGGTAGGATGTCATTGATACACTCTAAGTCCTCATTCCAGTTCTCTATATCGCACATAGCACTTCGGTAGTTGGCAAGGATTCGGTCCTTCTCTTTCACCATCTTCCGCTCATCATCCACCATCTCCCCCAACTTCTCCACTTCATACACCAAACATCTTGGATTGTTCTCCTCATATTTCGCGTTCTCCTCTTGGAGTTTCTTGACCTTCTCCACGAATTCATCGGGTTCAGGAGAAGGGGATATAGGGTAGAGGTCATCTCCAAACGCTCCATTCAACCAGTCATTCCAGTCAGCATCCTTCTGCTCGTTCTCCTCTTGGAGACTCATATTCTCCTCTTGGAGTCTCTTGTTCTCCTTGATTAGATGTTCTATCATCCTCCCAAGGTTCGGGCCGACTGTTCGGGCGATATTCAACTTGTTGTAGTTCATATCGTCATAGTGGTCGTAGAACTTCTTCGCGAGAGCTTCTTTCAGGTTCTTCTCCCGCTCCTCCAACTCCCTGATGTGCTGGACGACCTCCTCCATCCCCATAATCAGTTCAGTGCCAGACATCTCTCGTTTCTGTATCCTTTCTCTTTTTATCTGCTTGTTTCTTGTATGCTTACAATCAAATTTCTACCGACAATCAAATTTTTCTACTATTTTCCAATGAGAGACTCTGGAAGACTTCTTTTCTTTAGTATGATGTTTCTTGTATAATACAATCAAATTTTTTCAAACAATCAAATTTTTCTACATAAAAAATTTAGTTGCTGAGAAGAGGGGATTAAATGATTTATTTACAGATTTCCATTTCCTTAACAATCGGGATGGAGTTCTCGTTGTCGTAATCGGGATTGTAGTCGTGAGAGCGAAACAATATCAGTTTCCCTTCTGGGAAAGGATGACGGGAGGTCTTGTTGTTGGAGATAATCTTATTACACAATTTCAGTGCTTCTTCCTCTGTATCAAAGAAATCTATATCGTCTTCATCTTCGTCTTCCTTCTCCACAAACATCACCCCGAACGATTTATAATCTTCTTCTTCTTCTTCGTATCCTATTCTCTCATAGAGAGTCTTCCTCTTGGCTTCGTCATCTATGAAATAATCTACATCTTCTTTCGTCAAGTCGCAATCTCCACTCCTGTCAAGGGTGTAGGCATAGAACCGATAGTATAGAAGTTCTTCTTCCAGTTTCTTGTTCTCCTGAACGACCTCCTCCTGAAACTCCTTATCCACCTTAGACTCTTCTTCCATCTTCTTCATCTTCTTCTTCATCTTCTTCATCTTCCTCAGGTAGAACTGGTTCTCGTTCTTCAGGCGAGGATTCTCCTCTCTAAGCATCAGTATCTCTTCTCCAAGTGTTCTCGCCTCCTTGTATGCTTTCGCGATTGAACCCATTGTATCACGTGTTCTTGTATGTTATTGTTTCTTTTTTAATTACAATCAAATTTTATGCTTACAATCAAATTTTTAACCGATATGATTGATAGGATTATGACTCTGGTTCGCGAGCATCCCATACTGAGCGAATGCTTGGGGAGCGACAGTCGTGGGAGCTGGTCCTGGTTTCATATCTTTTTCGTCTGCTGCTTTTTCTGCCTTGTCTTGTTCCATCCCAGCGATCGCTGAATCTGCGGCAGCAAACAAATTAACGGCAGCGGCGACAGGAGCAAGAGCTCCTCCAGTAAAAGCAGTCGCGACATCTAATGCTCCACCGACAATTGTCGCCACATTCCCGATATCTACACCGAGATTCTGTTTCACTACATTTCCTGCGGCATCTTTCTCATTGAATAAATTTCCCGTATCCATAAAGTTATCAATATCAGAATAGACCGCGAGTCCAGTCCCAGCCAGAGCAAATGCTTTCGTTCCAACTTTCGCGAATGTTTCACCCCCACCTTTTAATAATGTTTTCCCTACAATCCCTTCCACTCCTGACATATCCTTTACAGCGGTGACACCCTGAGAACCGAATCTCTCTGTAGCAAATAATTTACTTCCTTCACCGAACTCTCCAAGTGCTTTCCCAGCAACAGCTCCCGCCTGACGGACAGTCCCTCCATATTTTAAGACTGTTGTCGCTCCTTTCACCGCCCTTGCTCCCGATTTAGCGACTCCATAGACGGTATCAAGTTTAGCGACATCGCTCTCAGCATCTGTCTTGAGATCCTTATCCTGTTTATCTTGTTCCTGATGGTCTAATGTCTTGAATGCTAATGATTGGGTTTTCCAACCATTAGACCTTAGTTCATTAACGTCTGCTGCTTGCCGTCCCAATTGATTCTGGATTGAATATGCTGCCGCGTGTCCTCCATAAAAGTCGCTCATAATTATAATGATACAAATAAAATAATTTACTCGGGAGAATTTAAAATGTTAGAACCCTCAGCAATAAGAGTCTCAAAGTTCCTGTATGCTCTTGGGGGATTGTCTTGGAATGACATATGAAGGAAATCATATCGGTTGGGAGTCGCCTGAGCGTATATTTTTAACCAATTGTCTCCACCCCCAAATACGTCTCCATACTCTTCTGCCATCTTTCCAAGTTCCTTCTGGTTAGGGAAAGGACTTCCTACAATGACATTGGTCGCATTCTGCCTAATGATAGGAGAACACGCACGAAAGTTCTGGCTGGAGATAACTAACAATTTAATATTGAAATGACGAAATCTGCTCGCTAAATGATTGATTTTCGCTTCTCTGCGGATTGAACCGAGGCAGTCATCTAAAACGACAGCAATCTCGGGTTGGTCTTCTTTATCATAACTCTTCTGTTGCTCTACAATCCCATTAATGATACTATCATCATAAGCATCGTGTGTGTCAAATGCTTTACGTAAGAAACGACTGGTGATATCATTAGCAATTGTATTACTGATAATAGTTGTATTATCAAATCTATCCTGAGCATCATAAAATTTATCGTTCAGTAGCATATTAGATATTAATGTGCTCTTTCCTGTGCGGACTGGAGACACAAGAAGAACAAGAGCTCCTCCACCGAACCCATCCACCTGAGGGAGATTAGGATGTAAATCGGGATGGATTGTGGGAACTGGGTCAGGGTCTTTCACTGGAATAACAACAGGGGGATTTCCTTCCATTTTATTTATAATATGTTAGATAATTTATTTTTATTATCATTTAAATAAAACACTGATCCCACGCTGATGTTTTCAGTGCCCTATTAACTTCTTGAAAGACAACAGCATCGTGTTTCGCTTTCGCTTGTTCTTTCTTTTTAGTTTCTTTCCTCTGCTTCCTGAGTATCTCCACGCGATTAACAGATTGCTCTACTGCTCTCTGGACCGCTTCATCTAACTGAGACTGACTGTATCCTTTCTCCACAATCTTCTCCTTTTCAATAATCTGTGGTTTCCCCCGAAGTTCTTCATCTAAGGGAGTCTCCAATTGTTTCTTTAACTTGAGACGCTCTCTCTCTCTGTATTTCTCAACGAGTTCCTTATCAGCTATATCCTTCGCCTTCTGTTCTTCTTTCAGTTTCTTTTTAATGATTCTGTTCTCTGCTGCTTTCGCTCTTCCTCTCGCTAATCTCTCCAATTGTTCGGGAGTGGCAGGACCTCTTTTCTTACGAGTCTTTTTACCCTTCGGTTCTGGAAGAGCTCCTTCAGGGTCTAAGAGTGTTTTAACTCTGGGTGGTTCAAACATCTCTTCTTGAGGAATCTTAGGTTTCCTAACAGGTTCAGGGATATCATCCTCTTCTTCAATCTCCACCTCCGCTTGTTCCTTTTCTTCAATATCCAATTGCTCTTGGATTACTTCATCTGTAAGTGGAAGAGGTCCTTCAGGCTCGGGGGGCATAACAACATCAGCGAGATAATCGGTCATTTATAATATAGTATATTAGATTATATTATAAATAAATAATTTTTAAAAATAATGATTAAGTATGATTAAGGAATGATTAAGGACTCCTATTTATCGCTTCCTGATATGGAATACGACCTGAGTTGTCCCAGTGAGAGAATTAAGTTCCCTTTCAGTGCTATCTACAATCTGGACTTGGAGAGAGTTCAGCATAATGGGTGTAGGGTTATTAAGTGATATATAAGTCTTTTCGCCAGGAGCGAAATACAGAGCACCGAACTGCCTCCCATCATTAGTAAATTGGGGGACTTGATACACAATCTTAGAGACACTTGACTGACCGCCATTGAAAGACTTATGGGTGAGCCCAGGAAGTCTTATGAAACTGCTGAGTGATGTTTTCTGTAGTTCAGAGGGAGATTTAAAGGTGACAACTAAAGAATCGTCTCCAACAACATAACCATCGTCAGAGGTGGATGCGATATCTACTCTATCGGTAAAACCGAGTCTTGTTGCGAGATTCGGCCACTCCTGAGATGGCATCAGAGTGTAATAAGTATTATCATCATCCATCGGCCCGAGTGTCAGGATATGTTTCCAATCTACACCATTCGCGGCATTGAGTCCCGCAAATGTATATTCTGTTATATTTTCCTCAACTAAATAGCTCCGAGAATACTTAAACTTAGAATTATCAACATTCTCTACCACTGCTCCCAATCCATTAGAGGCGAGTGTTCGGTCAGGATCATAATGGATTCTTTCTGGAGAGAGAGCATCGTAGGCATAGACAGCTTCATTGGAGAACATATCGCTCCCAGGAGTATAACCTCCCTCTGCTCCCGCTGTATAGGTGGGAAACTTATAAGAAGTATCAGTCCCCGTATATAGACTTTCATATTTAGTTATCGTGACAGAATTAGTTCCTAAATTTATCATAGGATAGAGAGCATATGAAGTATCTCCAATTGGATTAAAACATTTACCGATATCATCGGTGAGTGTGGATGAAATGATCTTTTCATACTGAGATTTACCATTCAGTTTAAAGTATAATTCAATTTCGTCTCCAACTCCCTTAAACCTAATTCCATCATAACTGGAATTGAAATCGGAGTATGATAATTTAGCACTGACACCAGACATTCCCCCTCCCGCACCTGTGTCCCAGTATGCTATCTCCTGAAGTCTGGAGACTT